AGATCAATTGATTCTTGAGTTCTACACTCCTGGCGAACCCAACTCGGGATGGATCCACTGCAGCTGGATACCAGAAGGTAGACGTGCATCATTCTTACATGCATATAAATCAGAAGGTAAAACAAAATATAAACCTATACTTGGTAAGGCAAAAGATATATTTATTATCTAAATGAATTTAAAAATTATTGATAACTTTTTACCAGAAGAGTTACATAAAAAAATTAAAAATTTTTTATATGGTCCTGACTGTCCCTGGTTCTACAGAGAGATAGATGTAGCAGGAGGCACTAAAAATAAAAATGGTTTTTATTCATTTTGTTACTACAATGCTAAGAAACCAGACCATCCTGCGTATTATGATCATATTGAACCAATATGGGAACTTATGAATTTAGGTGGTAATTTTAAAATAGGTATTACTCAAGTTAGAGCAAATTTAACATTTAGAGATATTGATACTAATGAGTCTGGATTCCACACTGACAAAGATAAAGGCACATCATCAATTTTAATATTAGCATCATGCAATGCAAAAACTGTTTTTGTTAAAGATGCTGAAGTATTAAAAGTAGATAGTGTAGACAACAGACTTGTAACCTTTGACTCTAATATTATGCATAAAGTAATTTATCAAACAGATGTATGGCGAAGAGTAGTTATAAATATTAATTATTTTTGTTAATGATCTACAATTTATTCAAATTTCCTGTTTTAATTGTAAATATCGACACATCTAAGATTATTTTAAAAAATGATAAGTTTGAAAAAACTTGGCTTAGTAAAACAAAATCATCTTTTAACAGTAACAATAATTTATCAGAGGATTCTAAAGAATATCTTTTAAAAATAATTGCAAATAATTTATTTCAAATAATTAACAAACCTTTTAAATTAGAGTTGCAACAAATATGGGAAAATATTTATGAAAAAGGAGATTTCCAAGAAAAGCATACTCATCCAGGCAGTCATTTTTCTTTTATAATTTATAAAAAAATTAAAAACCCTCACACAATTTTCTTTAACCCTATCCACAATTTGTTGATGAGTTACTATAATGAAAATGATCACATACAAGATTTATTTAAAATTCATGAGAAAATAGAAATTAGAGAAGAACAAATGATAATTTTTCCAAGTTTTTTAGAACATATGGTAGAGAAAACTGATGATTCAGTGACGGTATCTGGAAATACTACCCTAAAAATGCTATAATTTTAAAAGGAGTAAATATGCCACTTAACAAAAAAGGAAAAAAAATCATGAGTTCTATGAAAGAACAATATGGAGATAAAGAAGGTAAAGCAGTTTTTTACGCTTCAATCAACAAAGGTAAAATAAAAGGTGTAAAAAAAGCAGCTATGGGTAGGGCTATGTTTAGACAAACAACTTCAAAAGCACCAGGCGATGCTCAAATGAAAGTTAAAGAACCTTACTTTGGTAGTTATATAAATTCAGAAATTGACGGTACAAAAATTTCTAATAAAAGTTATGAAAAATATTACGGTAATTTATTAAAAGGATTTAAAAATGGCTAGAGATAAATCGGGACCAAAAAAAATTGGATTACAAGTGCCCAAAATAGTTATGAGAGCAGCGGGTAATGATCCAAAAAGAATAAAAAAAATTAAAGAAATATTTGGTAGAAAAAAACAAATGAAATTTCCAGGCTTCAAAATGGGTGGCTTGTCAGATTATTATAAGGATATATTATAATGGCAACTTCTGGAACTACATCATTTAATTTAAATATCGATGATATAATTCAAGAAGGTTATCAAAGATGTGCTGTAACTACGACATCTGGGTATGATTTAAGATCTGCTCGTAGAAGTTTAGATTTGATGTTTGCAGAATGGGGTAATAGAGGCATACATTTATGGAAAGTTGATTTACAAGAAAACGCTTTAGTCTCTGGTCAAGCTGAATATACTGTTAATTCAAACGTAAGTGATGTACTTGAAGCTTTTATATCTTCTACTGCAGCTGCAAGTAATAATGCAAATACACAAGATGTATCATTAACTAAAATTGATAGATCAGCTTATGCTGCTTTACCAAACAAATTAGCATTAGGTCAACCATCACAATATTATGTAGAAAGAGAAACAACACCAAAAATTTATTTATATCAAGCACCTGATTTAAATACTTATACAACTTTAAAATACTATGTTATTAAAAGAATAGAAGATGCAGGTGCATACTCAAACGATGCAGATGTAGCATTTAGATTTTTACCTTGTATGTGTGCGGGACTTTCTTATTATTTATCGATGAAAGTTGCTCCAGGAATGACACAACAAAATAAATTAATATATGAAGATGAACTTAAAAGAGCTTTAGATGAAGATGGACAAAGAACATCTACTTTTATAACACCTCAATCATTCTATCCTACAGGAGTATAACATGGCAAAATATGCAACAGGTAAAAGAAGTAAAGCTATATCAGATAGATCTGGTATGGAGTTTCCATATACTGAAATGGTTAAAGAGTGGAATGGTTCTTTAGTGCATTACTCTGAGTTTGAACCTAAACATCCTCAAATACGTAGAAAATATAATACAGCAGATGCGATTGCATTACGTAACCCTAGAAATATGAAATTTCAACAACCAAGTGTAAATTTTTCTAATGATACAACAATATCTGATTCAGGAGGTGCATCGGTTGGTGTAGCTAATTTATCCTTACCTGGAGATTTTGGTTTCATTACCCAAGGAACCTCAGCCATGAAACCTGCAGATCCATCTTTACAAAATAGGAGAAGAGAAATTATTGCAACAATAAACTCTGTGGAGGTTAATATATCATAATGGCTATAACACATGCAAATTTTTTAACACAAGTAAGAAACTATACAGAGGTTAGCAGCACTGTACTGTCGGATTCTCAAATACAAGAGTTTATAAGAAACGTAGAATTAGATGTTGCAGGAAAAGTAGATTATGATGATTTAAGAAAATATGCTACATCAAATTTTACAGCTGGTAATAGAGCTGTATCTTTACCCTCTGATGTTTTAATTTTAAGGTCTGTAGAATTTATTGATTCTGGAGGTAACAGAACATTTCTTGAAAAAAGAGACACAAGTTTTATATCAGAATTTAATGGCACAGGAAAACAGGGAACACCAAAATACTATGCTAATTATGATGATTTCAATATAATTGTAGCTCCGACTCCTGCTACTGCTGATACTGTCCAAATTAATTATATTAAAGATGCGCCAAATTTTACGTCTACAAATAATACATTCTTATCAACTTATCAAGAATCAATGCTATTACATGGTGTTTTAGCAGAGTGTTTTAGATTTTTAAAAGGACCTCAGGATATGTACAAACTGTATAATGATAAGTATAATGAAGAAATACAAAATTTTGCCCTACAACAAATGGGTAGAAGAAGACGTGCGGAATATGACGATGGAGTACCAAGAATAAAAGTTCCAAGTCCTAGTCCAAACACAACATACTAAGGAGAACATTATGGCAATAACAACAAATGCAATTTGCGATTCTTTTAAGAAGCAATTGTTACAAGCGAAGCATGATTTTGATACATCGTCAGATACTTATAAATTAGCGATGTTTACAAGTTCAGCGACTTTAGGAAAATCTACAACTAATTATGCAACTGCAAATGAAGTATCATCACCCTCAGGTTACACTGCAGGTGGTAAAGCTTTAGTAAATCAAGGAGTTAAGGTTTCATCTTCAGTAGCAATCACTGATTTTGCAGACTTATCTTTTGTTGGAGTTACTTTAACAGCTAGAGGTGCATTAATTTACAATACAACTACTGATGGTGGTTCAGGCACAACTGATGCAGTGGCTGTGTTAGATTTTGGTGGAGATAAAACAGCAACGTCTGGAACTTTTACAATTCAATTTCCTGCGTTCACAACATCTGCTGCTATATTAAGATTAGCTTAAATTAAAGGAGGAGCCTAGTGGCTGACATTACAGTTTTAGTACAGTCGCCAGGCTCCGAATATTGGGGTCAATCTACTTGGAGTTCCAATGATTGGGGTGGCTCTGGTAATTCATTAACATCTTCTTCAGGTTCAGTATCTATAACTGCTAACGCAGATGTGAGTGTTAGTGGAATACAAATAACATCATCACAGGGCATTAC